TCTTTTCGGGTAGGTAGTTTAGCTTCACCTCGTGCTTAAAGCGGGTGGACATACTGCCTGCTCCTGATACTGCTTTGACTGGGATAAATGTCTCATTTGTCATGCGAACTGGCTGTGTTTTTTAATTAAATCGTTACGGTTCTCGACTATACTCTTCTTTTTACCTTTCTTGACCACGTACACTATCTTAAAAGGTTCAGGGCCGTTCATCTTCAGGTTTAGCAGCCAATCTTTCTCGGCCCAATCGTAATGTGGAAGCCCCTTTCCCATTCCAAAAATGTAGCACAGGGCAAGCCGTTGGTAAATTACGTACTGGGGATAAGTTTGTGCCACGCCATGAACTCTAGGACGGCCTCGGTTCTGTTTTTAAACGAGCGTGCCCTGGTTTCCAAAGCGTCGTACTCTTCCTTGCCCAGCCACTCAATCATAAAGGCTTTGTACTCGTTGTTCTTTTGTCGCTCCCAAATGGTATGGCAGTCACGACAAAGCCCCACGCAGTTTTTGGGGTCAAAGCGTGTACCCGAGTCACCGCGCTTCCAGTAGTGGCTGCAATCTGAGCTGGGTACTATTCGGCATCGGCGGCACATAGGGTCGCGGTGACGTATCCATACGGAGAACTTCCCGTCGGCGGTAACTGTTTTAATTGGTGTGACTTTGAATACTCTGACCTGTGCCGCTTTACTAAAGTCCTTGCCCATATTCCAAAATCATAGCACCGTATTCCGCACGCCATGCTTTATTTTCCCGTTGCTTACGGAACTCTTTATACAATCGGTCACACTTACGGCAGCAACCGCGCCTGGTGTAAGCCCGTTTCTTACGGTAAACCCCTATTGGTGTGGGGATGTAGTACGTGGATGCCGTACCACCTGTCCACCTAAACGACGGCTGCATTTGCTCCCAACGCTTCCGTGAGAACTTTTCTGCCAAATATCTACGATACGCCCTGTTCATGACAAAGTGCGCTTCGGGTTCTTATTAAACCGAAGCTACACTGTCATGGTGTTGTTTTTATAGTTCATAGGTGGAGCTGGAGAGAATTGCACTCTCGTTTATCTGCAAAGGGGTCATTTTACAGATACTCCTAAGTCAGCCCCGTGTATCTACCTTACCACGGAGCGATACCTATGCATTTTCATTGCATGGGAATAACGACATAATTGGCATCGGCACCCATTTCTGTACACGGTCGCCGTGAAATCCCCGTGTTCCGTAGTTCCTATTTCAGACTTAGTTTTCTTTTTATGGCACGGAGTGCATAAAATCTGGCACTTTTTTAGCTCCTCGTCCCTCCTTGCCTTACTCCATGACCAAATTGCGTGAGTTACCTTATCCTCTCTTTTAATGTGGTCTATCTGCAATCCTGTAGATGTTGGGCATTTGGCGCAAGTCTTCCCGCGTAAGTAATCTGCCCTGGTTTTTCTTTGCCTGAGCCTTTGAAATTCACGTTGTTTTTCAATGTCTTTATACGCCATTTATCCCCAATCTACCATGCCGACGCTCTGGAATTGGTGCTAGGATTATGTTATGGCCCAAAGGCGGATGTTTAGTACGCAAATTGTGCAATCGGACGCCTTCTTGTCAATGTCCCACGGAGCACAGGCTTTGTATTTTAATATGGGTATGCACGCAGACGATGACGGATTTTTAGGCAACCCAAAATCCATTATGCGTGGAATGGGTACTCCTGAGGATGATTTTAAGATTCTGATAGCTAAAGGATTTGTGATTAGTTTTGAAAGCGGGGTAATTGTAATAAAGCACTGGCGCATAAATAACCAAATACGTCCCGACCGATACAAGGAAACGCTCCATTTGGAGGAAAAGACACTTCTTAGGGTAAAAATGAACAGTTCTTACACCCTTGACCCAACCAAAGGAAGGCACATTTATAGAGCCTTACGCAGCAAGGACTAAAAATATGGCTAATTACTTAGTAGATTCAACTTTGGTAAACCGAGTCTAGGATAGTCTAGATCAGGATAGAGAGATCTTCTGTTAAGCCATAAAATCGACATTTATATGCAAATCAGGCAACCAGATGGTACTTTAAAGGAAGTTTCTAGGGTTATCCCCAACTATAAGCAGCGGATACCCACAGAAAAGGATAAGATTACAAACGAGCGTCAGGACGTTGTACGGCAGTTTGTCGAACGGTTGAATGCAGAGCGGGACGGTGTTAAATACAAGAAACTAAGCCCAGCAGCAGTGGCAGTCAAGCTGTCTCACCTCAACGTCCAGGATTTGTATTACTTCTTACGGGTGTGCAAAGACGCTAAGAGCTTCTCGGCCTTCTTTTGGTACAGCCTCAAGGCAGGGGAGGAGACAGGTAAAAAGTCACTATTTTAGTTATCCACACGAGGGGGATTGTCACACATGTATACTTATTTTATGGTAACTGCTCCCACTAAAAAACGACTCACAAGAAAGCAAAAAGGCTTTGTAAAGGATACGGTTGAGGGCAAGACAGGTGTCGCTGCTGCTTTAAATAATTACGACACTGACGACTATCGCACTGCAAATGCCATTGCCGTTGAAAACCTACAAAAGCCTGCAATCATAAATGCCATACAAGACGCCCTTCCTGATGACCTATTGGCCGCTAGACACTTGGAATTGCTTAATGCAAGCGACATTGACCATATGGTGTTCCCTTTGAACATGATGGACGAGGACATTACGGATTTGCTTAAAGAAAACAACTGCACGCCTAAAAGGTTCATGCACAGTGAGACTCAAACCCATGTGTGGTTCTTTTCTGCCGACAACAAGGCACGCAAGGACGCAATTGACATGGCCTACAAAATTAAAGGCTCCTACGCCCCTGAAAAGCGTGTCAACGCTAATTTAAACGTAACTGCCAACGTAGAGCTTGACGCTGATATAGCTGCCGCTGCCGCAATTATTTTAAAAGATAAAAAGACATAAAATGTACTACGCACCAAATATACCGTCGGGCACTCATGGGGGCTGTCCAAGTTGTGGTTATTGCACTCATTGTGGTCGTGGTGGGGGAAACAGTCAAAAGTACCCTTGGCCAAATCAGCCCTGGGTAAATGGAATTACCAGCGGGGATAACATACATAAATGTGATACAAAGACTTAAAAACCTTTGGGCCTGGAGTGCAATACATCCACGCTCGCCACTGGGGAATTACGTTTTAAATGGTTACGACGAAAAGCAGCAAGACAAAGCGGTGATAGTTTATCCAAGTAGGGTAGAGGAGATTTTAAAAGCCAAGCCCGATGCGGGCATAGACGAAATAATATCATGAGTGATTTTTACGGTTCAAAAGAAGCAACTTATCAAAACAGTCCAACACCTATTTACGCTGGTACCAATGAACTTAGTAAGGTTAGCCCCATGGTGTTCCCTTTGAACATGATGGACGAGGACATTATAGAGCGTGAGCTCAGTTCCCTGGGCAAGACTGCCTCGGAACTTTCGGCGGTTGTTGCTCAACTACACGCAAAACTTGACCCTATTTTGCGCCCCCAACCAAAGGCGGCAGGGGACGGTACACCAGAGGAGCAACTATCCGCTGTGCCATCCGAAATACGACGTCAACGACAGTCCATTACGTTTTCAACATCAGAGCTTATAAGCATCATTAGCCGCCTGGAACTTTAAACCATGTCTAAAGACGTATCACTTGACCCAATAGGAAAACTTTTAGTCGGTGTGAATAAAGTCGCTGACGCCGTAGGGGGCACCCTGGGGCCAAAGGGTTTAAATGTATTTTTGGACACTGTGCCGCCACGCATTACAAACGACGGCAAGACTATTGCTGACGCTATTGACCTTGAGGACAGGCACGAAAACCTTGGCGCATGGCTGGTTAAAAACACCGCTGCACAGCAGGTAGACGCTGCTGGTGATGGCTCTAGTACTGCATCCCTTTTGGTGCGTGAAATTGTAAAAGAGTCCCTAAAGCGTCCCGAGAACAAAATGGCCGTGGCACAGTCGCTTAAAGCCGCACTGCCAGGTGTTATTAAGGCTATTGTGCAGGTATCTAGGCCGCTTAAAGATATTAAGCAGGTTGCCCTTATCTCAGCCGAGGACGACGTGTTGGCTACCAACATCGCAGAGCTTGTGGAAAAGGTTGGTGCTACAGGCACTATCCGTGTTGAGGAAAACTACGAGCCTGAGATTAGTTATGAGGTTGTGGACGGCTACGAGGCCAACGTGGGCTACCTTAGCCCTGTGTTCATAAACAACCGTGAACGCCTTACAGCAGAGTTTGACAATGCACCTGTGTTCTGCTCGGCCAAGAAGATTGGTGCAGTAGGGGACATCGCAAAGCTCTTTGAGGACTTGCAAGCCAACAAAATAAACCAAATTGTCATCGTTGCAGAGGAGATTGAGCAAGAGATACTTGGTCTGTTTGCCATAAATAAGCAGCTTGGTCGCCTTCAAATCCTTGCCATACGTGCGACAGGGCCGTTGTTGGAAGATATTGCAGCCTCCGTTGGTGCAACGCTTGTAGCGGACAATACGGGCATTAGCTTTGATAACTTCGACGTTAAAGAGCACATGGGTCAGGCAAAGGTCATTAGTAGCGAGAAAAAGACCGTGTTCCTGTCCAAAAACAACAAGGCAAAGGAGCAGGCCGACCGTCTTTCCGCACTGGCCGACATGAATCCAAACAAATGGGAAGCCGACCGCAGTCGCGATAGGGCCGCAAAGCTACGAAAAGGCATCGCCGTGCTACGTATAGGGTCATACTCGACGGTTGATATGACTTACCTGCTTGACAAGGCTGACGACGCAGTTCACGCCACACAAGCCGCATTGGAAGAGGGCATCGTGGAAGGTGGTGGCATGTGTCTATGGCGCATTGCCCAGGAAATGGAGCCTAAGACGGTAGGTGAGGAAGTACTCAAAAAGGCTTTGTGCTCACCCCTTAAACAGATATGCGAAAACGCGGGCAAGGAATATGCCGAGGTTGTACGCCAACTACAGGACAACCAGGGCTACAACGCCAAGGATGACGTTACATGCGATATGTTTGCGTCAGGGATTGTAGACCCTGCAAAGGTCGAGCGAACTGCTGTTACTAATGCACTGCTTAATGCGGCGCAGTTTATCACTACCCACGCGGCGGTGATTGACGTGCCTAAATCAAATGGCGGAGGAAATGCACAATAGGGTAGACGGTAAGCACTATCACGAGTGGTCTGTGGTGTCCGAGGGCTTTACCGCGCTACACGAGCCATACAGCGACGTGCCCGACCCACAACACGGCACCAAGCACACCATTTCCCAGTGCAAGTGTGGAGCTTTAAAAACACTAGACGAAGATATATGACCATCAAACCAGCAAAGGGCAAGATATATTTAGGGATGCAAAACATACAGAAGATTGGCGACCTTGACGTGTCCACAAAAAAGACCATTCGCGAAGTAGCCATAGTTGAAGCCATTGGAGATGGCGTAACGAGTGTAAAAGTTGGGGATACCGTGTTGGTAAAGGCTTGGGCCATTGACACAGTTACCTATGAAAAGCAGGACTACTTCTTTGTGTCCGAGAGCAGTGACGGCGTATGTGCCGTAATTGAAAAATGACCTGTGATAACAAACGTGAAGCGCATAACCCCCTAGTCATCTACGACAACAACGACGCAATGGTTGCTGTGTGTACCTTATGTAAAGCCTCGCAGGTGTTCCGTAAGGACGCTTCGGGCCGCATGGACAATAGGGCATACACCCAGTTCTTTAGGCGTGACGTATTGCAGGCAAATACAAACCTTTATTACAAGTATCACCCCGACAAAATGTCGGTAGCATGATATGTCAGTCCCCACCGCACAACGGTTGGCAGAGCTAAACATCCACCTATTTAACGAGTTTTACAAGATTACCAATGACCAGGGGCACACATTAGACTTCAAGCAACACCCATTTCTTTGGCAAATATATGAAGACCTCACGCCCGAACAAGCGATACTCAAAGCGGCGCAAATCGGCTTTAGTACCACGGCCAACATTAAAGCTCTGTGGCTCGCCAAAAACAAAGGAATGGACATTATTTATTCACTACCAACTGCCAACGACGTTCGAGAGTTTGTTAGCGGCAAAACTAACCGACTTATCGCAAACAATCCAATACTCCAAGAGTGGACTGCTGATAAAGATTCCATTGAGCAAAAGCGAGTGGGAAACAATGTTATTTATTTTCGCGGCACTTGGACCGAACGCGCAGCACTTGCCATTCCAGCTGACCTATATATCAGCGACGAAACCGACCGTAGCAAGCAAGAAATAGTCCAGCAGTACCAAACACGCTTGCAGCACAGTAAGTTCGGGTGGAAGTGGTATTTCAGCAACCCTAGTGCGCCTGGTGTGGGCGTAGACCAATGGTTCCAGAAGTCAGACCAAAAGCACTGGTTTATTAAGTGTGGGTGCGGCAACGAGGATTACATCACAATGGATAATATCCAGGGCGACATCTTTGCGTGCCTTAAATGCGGCAAGGAGCTAAACCGTGCCAAGGGTAGGTGGGTGCGTAAGTTCAGGGACAAAGATGTGTCGGGCTATTGGATACCTTTGCTAATTGCCCCGTGGGTAACGGCCAAGGATGTGGTCAAAAAGAAGGCAGAGATGACGGAAGACCAATTCACCAACTTCGTGCTTGGTCAACCATATGTAGGGCGCGGCAACGTGCTTACCCAGGCCCAGCTCATGCAGAACCTGGTGGACGACACCAATCCACAGGATGCTCGGCCTATTATTGGTGTGGATACTGGGGAAACTATTTGGTACACCATTGGTAATAAGTACGGCCTGTACTTCTATGACACATGCAAAGACTATTCCGTGCTTGAAAGCCTGCTGATTAAATACCCCAAGGCCATAATGATTATTGACCAAGGCGGCGACATTATCGGGCCGCGTAAGCTACGTGAAAAGTATCCCAACCGTGTGTTCCTTTGCTACTTTGTGGGCAACCGCAACAACGACGAGCTTATAAAATGGAACGACGAGGACGGCAGTGTGGTTGTGGACAGGGACAGGCTTATACAGCTTGTGGTGGATGAGTTTTCAGAGCGTCGCATACCCCTGTGGGGCAAGGAGGCCGACTGGTATGACTACTGGCTGCACTGGACACGCCTATACCGTACCCAAGAGGAAAATGCCCTGGGCGTTATGAAGTTCCATTGGGCCAAGTCGTCGGTTCCGTGTGACTTCCCATTCGCTACAGTCTACTGGCGTATAGGTATGTCACGCTTTATGGACCAAATGTCACAAATTGTCATGCCGTCTGCCGCGAGTTTTGGTACACCAGGTTACACCGAGCAGTTAGACCACCGAGCCTTCTTCCCCAAAATAATGTGACAATCCCCCTAGAAAAGCCCAGGAACAAAGCGACAATTTAAATACATGGCACAACTCACTGACAGTAATGCGTCATCATCGGGCATTTTCGGAGCTATAAAGGGTGCGTACCAACTCTTTCAGGGATTAAATAAAACTCCAACTAGTGGAGACCAAAGTGTCACTGCCGCAGATGAATACGAGTCAACATATAGCGAGGAAAAGGTTTCCGAGCTTGTAAGTAATTGGAAAAAGCTGTACCAGTCCTACTACGCCGACATTGAGTCCACACAGGACACTGCGTTTTCCTATTGGATTGGTAAGCACAAAACTGACGCACTTGATGACCTTGAGGGTGTGCGCATTGTGGATAACCGTATCTTTTCATCGCTTGAAACCTTCCTCCCTATCGCTACCCGCGCTAATCCAGACCCGCTGGTGTCGGGTGATGACAGCCCAGAAGGTCAGTCGTTGGCGAAGGATGTTAAAAATGCCCTGGTTCACTTGGCCGACAAATTAAAGCTCCGCATGAAGCTAAAGTCGGCAACCCGCAATTGGGCCATTAACCGTATTGGTGTTCTGCGTATTGACTACGACTACATTAAAGACGAGATTGACATTATATCGGTACACCCAAAGCGTTTACTACTTGACCCTAATGGGCACATTGACGAGTCTGGTTACTTTACGGGTGACTGGATTGGTGAGCGTGTCCCAGTTGCAGCGTCACGCCTAGAGACAATGTTCCCTAGTAAAAAGGCCGCTATTACCAAAAAGGCAATGGATAAAAAAGGCACCAAGCTAGAGATAATTAAATGGTGGTACCGTGGCACAGATACTTTCTACACACTAGATAACCTGGTATTGGCCAAGCGCAAAAACGCACACTGGAACTGGGATGCAGAGGTTAGTCGCATTGACGCTGAGACAGGCGAGGAAATTAAAGAGCCTGTACAGGGCCGCAACCACTTTGCCCTACCAATGGCTCCATACGTATTCCTTGGTGTATTTAAAACTGGCATCCAGCCACACGACGACACGTCACTTATCCTTCAAAACATCACCCTGCAAGACCAGGTAAATAAACGCTACAAGCAGCTCGACCGTAACGTCGACTCCCAAAACAACGGCATTGTTGTCGACGGACGTCTTATGGACCAGGCCCAGGCTGCTGAGGCCGCGTCTGCGAAGCGTAAAGGTGCTGCTATCCGTGTTATGGGTGATGTGCGTTCCGCTGTGTCTTTTGACAGCGCACCAAACATTGCAAGCGACGTGTGGGGTGTGTTGCAAGACGCACGCAGCGAGCTAGAGGGTATATTTGGTATTACAGGTTCTACTGCTCAAGGACTGCAAAAAGAGGACAGTGTCAGGGGCAAAATCATGGCGAATCAGCAAGATTCATCCCGCATTGGTGGTGGCATAACAGAGTACATTGAACAGGTGGCTGACAGTACTTATAACTGGATGGTGCAGATGATGTACGTGCATTACGACGACGAACATTATTTCTCCACAGTTGGTATACAGCAGGGCCAGGAAATGATTGCCCTCAAAAACTCACGCTTCATAAAAGGCGTTGTGGTTACGGTCAAGGAGGGTTCGCTTATACCTAAAGACCCGTTGACCAAGCGCAACGAGGCTATTGACCTTTGGTCGGCTGGTGCCATTGACCCCATTGCTTTGTATACACGTCTTGAAGACCCAGACCCAATGGAACGCACCAAGCAACTTATCTTGTGGCAGCAAATACAAAAGGGCGACATGTCTGCCATTGCGCAGTACCTGCCAAATTTCCAGGTCACACCTGGGCAACAAATGCAGGCCGCTGCAATTCCTGGTGGCACCCCTGTCAACCCGCTACCTGACGGACAGAACGCAACACCTGAACAAAGTAATGCGGTGCAGCCGCCAGTCGAGGCGCAGTCAAAAGAGCTTCTAAACGCTGTCCCCATAAAGTAATCCCCCTTTAAAGTAACGCTTGGTATAATACATTTTACGTATGGCAAAGGTTCTAGATTTAAAAAAGAAGGCGACCAAGATGGCAAAAAAGATGTCTAGTAAGCCGCGCAAATTCTTACTACATGAAAAGGTTGGAAGTGAAATTAAACAAAAAGGAACTGTATGAAAGACGGATATAGAGAAGCGGTAAATGCGCAAACACACATGAGGACTCGCAATAAACACGCGGAACTTTTTGGTGACACACGCAAGAAAGCAAAGAAAATGGTTAAAAAATGTTGCAAATAATATGTCAAACATCTGCGAATGTGGTTTAGATTTTGGAGCACCAGCAACGCTCCGTATACATAAAAGCAAATGCTCATTTGTGGCCCCCAAGGAGGTCACCCCAGAGGAATTAAAAGAGGTATTGGAGGACAAGCCCAAGCGTGGACGTCCTTTTAAGGCTAAATAGTATGGATGCCTCTAGTAAAAAGACCTGGAACTTTGCCAAGAAGATGGCTAAAAAGACCAAAAAGTACCCTATACATGAAAAGGAGGGTAGCTGGCTTTCACCAGGACATTGGCGCGGTAAAAATGTCGGCAAGGACGTAAAGTCTACCTCCGAAAGTCGTAGCGGTTTTTCAGGCAGGGATAATTCTTAATCCCCCCACCATTTAATTTAATTACCGCAATACTGACGGTAGTTAATAACTATTGGGGTTCGCTCGGACTGCTCCCCCACTAAAACCAAAGCAATCCCGTATATAAATATGGACCCTGAAAAGGCCCGTTTGAATTTAGACGCAGCCACTGTACCCGACTCTGATGAAGAGGAGATTGCAGCGGAGACCGTCGCGCAGGTAGTTGAGCCCACCTCGGAGGCTAAGGTTGAGGAAACCACCGTTGTAGAAGATACTGCCCGCGTACCCTATTCGCGTTTTGAGACAGTGCATGATAGGGCGGTTAAGGCCGAGACTGAGTTAGCGTTGCTTAAACAGCAGCGCGAAACAACGCCAGAGCCAGTTGTTTTTACAGGCGACTTACCTAAAAAGTGGGCCGAACTGTATGGCGATAATGAGGCCTCTCGTGAAGCCTATGGGCTTTACAAGGCTGGCATTAAGGAGGAGTTCAGTACCCTAAAGTCTGAACTAATCCAAGAAGTACGCCGTGAGGAAGCTTCGCAGGAGGCGCAGGCAGAAAAGACTGCTGAAGAGTGGGCAACCGCTATCAGCGATTTTGGAGCCAAGTCAAACCGCAAGTTTACCGATAATGACGAATCTGCCCTCCTTGACGTTATGGACGAACTTACGCCCAAGAACGAACAAGGTGAGTATATGATTTCTCCAATCACATATTTAAAACAAGCTGTCGAACTCCACGATTTACGCAACCAAAAAGCTGACTTCACTAAAAAGGAAGCCAAGCGGCGGGCGGCGACATTGGCTGGGGAAAGAGGCGAAGGTGAACCAGGTGCAGCCTCAAACGAGGGGCACTTCCGACCAGGAGGATGGGATAGTTGGAGAAACAATCCAGCACTCCGTGGTTAGTTACCAATAGCTTACTAAAATATGGCTTATAATAACGTAGTCGACACGTTGACCCTTGAAGACATTGTCCCACAAGTGGTTGACACCGTACTTCGCACCAACCGTTTTGCGACGTTGATGCTTTCCAAGCCGAAGAAATTCCGCGCTGCTACGCAAGACTTTCCGATTAAATATCAGACTGGTACTGCTGTGCAGTCGTTCTCTGGCTTCGATACACTTCCAACGTCCTTCACGGACACTCGCGTGCTCTTGAAGTACAACCCACGTTTCGTTACTGCTAACGTGGCACTTGCCGTCACAGACATCGCGGCAAACGCAACCGACCGACAGGTTCTGTCGCTGGTTGAGGTTGAAATGATGTCGCGTGCGCAAGACTTGGCTGATGGTATCGGCACACAGTTCTACTCCGATGGTACGGGCAACTCCTCAAAGGATATGCTCGGCCTCGGTGCGATTGTTGATAACGGTAACTCCGTTGCGACAATCGGTGGTCTGTCCCGCTCTACCTACACCACACTCCAGTCCACTGTGACTGCTTCGTCTGGTACCCTTACGCTCTACAAACTCCGCACGCTCTACAATGCGATTGGAGATGCAGGCGCATGGCCGACGATTGCAATTACAGACTTTACTACCTGGGCACTTTACGAGCAGCTTTTGCAACCGCAGGAGCGCATCGCAAAGGATGTCGTTATTGCTTCCAACTACAAGGGATTCACGGGCTTCAACATGAAGGCCGATGGTATCGCCTTTGCTGGATTGGTTGTGGTTCCTGACCGCAAATGCACCAGTGGTACTTTCTTCCAAATCAACGAGGACTTCGTCAAGTTCTGGGCACTCGATGTGCTTGAGGGCTCTGGCGCAAACTCAATGGTTGGCAAGCCAGTCAAGGTTGGCGGCAAGCTCTTTGTCGGCAATCAATACGACCAAGCTGAGAACCTCGGGTTCTTCTGGTCAGGCTGGATTAAAGCGACTGCACAACTCGCTTACAACTCGTTTATCGTGCTCGGCGGCAACCTCCTCACGGACAACCCACGACGCCACGGCAAACTTACGGGTATTACGACTATTTAATCACCTTTTACTGCGTGAGCGCAAGCAATAACGCAAGAGGGTACTAAAACGATTATGTCAATCTTAAACTCGGTAGTGAATGCATCGCTCGCTAATTACCTCCCATTTCTCCGCTATAGGACACTGCCGACAGGCTCGTGGACTACTACGGGAAACACGGAGACAATCAGCAACCCGAACGTTCACTCAAACTCCCAAATTGTCATCACTCACACATCAGCACCTGCTGGTATCTGGTACGTGACAGTGACGGAAGGCTCATTCACCATTACAAGTTCGGACTCGGAGTCGGCGGGTACGACGTACACTTACATCATCCTCTAATATGGACAACGTAAAACTCTTTTCTGTTTTCGCAGGACTTGCAGTAGTTGCGGGTCTGGTTGCGGGGGCGGTGGTACTTCACTTCGCACCACAAAGTGTGAGGGTGATTCAAAGTGGCGCGTCTCCAGCGGGCACTACCTTCAACACGGCTAAAACCGCAATGATTGTGTTCTCGCCCATCTCTGATACCGCTTCCACGACGTCAATCTTCAATGCTGAGGCAAACGACCGAATTATCAAGCAGGTACAATTCAGTTGTACGGGTGCTAATTTCACCGCAGCCACTTCGTTGGCTCAGGTGACTTTGTCAGCAGCTACTACCGCTGTTTCCTCGCTTGGTTTGCAGGCAAATCCTCGTGTGGCACTTTCCAACACTCTCGCGACTTCAACGTCCGAGGTGTGGACAGCAACCACTACGACAGCAACGCCTAATAGACGTTGGAATTCTGGCTCGTACCTTACGTTCGCGACGAACGCAACCTCTACGGGCTTGTCGTGCGTTATCGGTGTTGATTACATCGGTACGTAATTACTAACTAATCAAATAAGAATTATGGCAACTTCAATTTCAGCTCAAATTCTCGTTTCTCCTCAGGATATCTTCTCTTCGTCTGCGACGCAGGGAACTGGCCTTGGGGTACGGGCGACTTTGGGCGACGGCCGTGTATTTCGCTATGCCCTCGCGGGAGCAACCGCCCTTGTGGTAGGTGACTTGCAGCAAGCATCTGCGGAAGATACGACCAACTACCAAAACCTTGCGGTTACAGCGGCTGCAATCGGTGCCACATCGATTGTGACGACTACTACCGCAACGGTCACTGCCAATGCTCTTGCTGGTGGATATCTTTGTGTAACCACTTCTGCAGGTATTGGAAATGTGTACCAAATTGGTGGTAATACCGCTGCTACAGGCGCGGTCTTCCTC